GTTTTCAGCATTCTTCGTCCAGTTACAACCTTTGAGGCAAACTCCGTAAGGAGTCCCGACGTGATCGTCTTCGGAGCTGAAATCTCACAGCCCCATGATCGTGTTACAAGATCATGATATCCATGGGCTATGTCCGAAGTAACAATAACATCATCACCTAATACTACAAAACAATCGCTATACCCACCACGCACTTCTAATTGACGAAGGCGTAAGCCATGCGTCAAGGCAAATGCTCCAAAAGAGCATCCTATGCCAAGACCTTGTCCTTTCACCCAAGAGATGAACTTTTCGTCATGGATGGCGGAAGGAAGCTTCCAATCCCCACGGGAGACTTTCTCGAAGAGCGTAACTGCTGCTTCGAACTCCCAGTCTTGTGGTCCCATGTGACGCAACATCGCGAGCTGGTCTGATAAAGGAATCGTATCAGAGGCATTTGAAAGATCGTACGCATACAGCGTGCGACCCTCTAAAAGCTTTTCCTGAGCCCACGTGATACCGGCCATCTGGTCGTGCGTGCAATCCCAAGGCAGAACTTTAGCTATTGCTTCCAATAGGTTCTTTAATCTTGAAAGAGCAATTTGGATTACTCGGAGTGGGTTAGCTACCGCTCGAAGCTTACATCCTCGTTCTTGGATGATACCAATGGACCCTACAATAGGCTTACGTGTAGCGTGTGTAAGAACATCGAGGGCTTCACCGGCAACAGATTGTTTTATTGCCGATAAGGATGCCTTCCAATGGAATAATTGGAAGTCCTCAAATAACATAGCGAGTAGTTGTTTTGATGAATGCTCCAGAAGCAGCGGAGAACATAGCAACATAAAGTCTGCTATATGACGATCCAGTGGTAGGTCACACTCTCGTTCTTTCACGAGCCCACGAGTGTGGGAGAAAGACAGGACTTTCTTTTCTGTGTTAATCCAATGAGTCGGCCGATCATACTTTGCCTCATCCCATTTGATCATGAACAATTCCATAACCGCTGTCCAGGGCTCCTCGGAAATCTCACCTGAGATTGGAGGAGCGTCCCATGCAGGTATCGCATCTGCTGGCCTAGGACTACAAACAGCGTCTGTAAATGTGGACCACTGTTTCTTGGTGGGTTCTCCCAGTATCATAATGGAACTGTACGACATAAGTGCTGTTAAACACTTATCTACCACCCGATGGGTACTTCCCATCGTCCAAAAGGCTCGGAATGGGCCTTTTGGGGAGCCATCTTTATGAAAAGATAGCCCTGCTATATCC